CCTTTGAGTACAAAAACTGTAATTTTACATGTTTTTTTTAGAAAAATTGGGTTTTAAGACCTAAAAACTCACTGAAATCAAGAAAAACAGTGACTTTTTAATAGAAAAAATGAGAGTACTTATAAAATCGCCATAATGAGATGAAAAATTTGGGGGTGCGATATGAAAAATATGAGTTTACAGGCTCAGGCTGATGCCATTTTGAAACAGGCTGAGGAGTCTGGCCTTGAATCTAACTATTTTTTTGTAACTACGTTTCAGAGGTATCAAACACAGCTTGAAATATTGGAGGCTTTAAAGGCTGAGATTGAGGAGACAGGCCTCACAGTCAAAAAGTCTTATGTAAAAGGTAAATCCAATGTATACTCAAGCCCTTGTGTGCAGTCCTTTAATAGAACAACTGATTCTGCCAACAAAACTGTTGCCACTCTCATGAGAATCCTTAAAAATTTTGATTCAAGTGATTCCAGAGAGGATGTTGACCCACTGATGGATATTATAAATGGTGGTGATGAGGATGACAAGCAATAAAGCCTATGATTATTGCAAGGAATCAGTTCGGAAAAAGACCACACCCAAATATGTCAAAAAGCAGATGCGTATTTTTATGCGTATTTGCGAGGGCAAAGATAAAAAGTATGTCCTGAGTGAGTCAAAGCTCAGACAGGTTGAGAATATACTTAAACTTTTGATAATGCCAAAAGGACTCAAAGCTGGTAAAACCATCTATGATTGTTCTTGTGGTTATCAATGGTTATTTTACACAGCAATTCTCTGTGTTGTTTACAGAGATAATCCAGAAAAGAGGAGATATGAAACAGGTCTCCTTGAAATCTGTCGTAAAAATTTCAAGACTTTTACTGTTGCTACAATTTTTATCATCCTATTTCTAACAGAGCCACAATTTTCAAAGTTTTATTCTGTGGCTCCAGATGGTTCACTCTCCAGAGAAGTGCGAGAGGCAATGACTGAGATTATAAGGTCATCACCACTTCTCTATGAGTTTAAAAATAAAAAAAGATTCAAGATCGTGAGGGATTATATTGAGTTTTTGCCAAAGCTGACTCGATATATTCCTCTTTCTTTTTCTACATCAAGGATGGATGGAAAGCTCCCAAATGTTTTCATTGCTGATGAGGTTGGAGCTTTGCCAATAAGCTACCCAATTGATGCAATGCGCTCTGGACAGCTTAATATCCTGAACAAGCTTGGATTTATTGTTTCAACTAAGTATCCAACCATAGACAATCCATTTGAGAGTGAGGTTGCCTATGCTAAAAAGGTGCTTGATGGAATAGAAAAGGATGAAACCATCTTTGCACTCCTTTATGAGCCAGACAAAGTGGATGGCTGGGAGACAGATGACAACATCCTTAAGCAGGCAAATCCTGTTGCTCTTGAAATCAAAGAGATTTGGGAGGACTTGCTGAAAAAGAGAGCCTATGCCATAGCGGTTGAATCTGCTAGAGAGAATTTCCTCTGCAAGCATTGCAATATTATCTATCAGGGCATAGGAACAGAGACCTATGTTGATGTAAAAGATGTGCAGGCTTGCAAAGTTTCCAAGATTGATTGGAGAGGCAGGGCTGTTTATTTAGGATTGGACTTTTCGGAGAGCAATGATAACACATCAGTTGCCATGGTTGCTGTTGATGGCAATAACAAGATCCTTGCAGATGTATTTGGATTTATTCCTGAGGGCAGGATTGAGGAAAAGAGCAAATTTGAAAAAGTAGATTACAGGACTTTACTCAATGCCAAAGTCAAAAAGATATATGCCTGTGGTGACAGGGTCATTGACTATGGAGCCATTGAGGATTTCATCCTCTCAATAGAGGATATGTTTGGTGTTGAGGTCATAGCGGTTGGATATGATAGATGGAATGCCCTATCGAGCGCACAAAAGCTGGAAAAGGGCAAGGATGGTGGTCATGGTCTTAATTGCGTTGAGATTAGACAGCATTCAAGTGTGCTCCACCCCCCAACAAAGCTCTTGCAGGAAAAGATATTAGAAAAAGAATTTGAATACACTGAGAATCCTATGCTTGAGATTAATTTCCAAAATGCAAGATGTGTTTTGGACACTAACAAAAATAAATATGTGAATAAAAAGAAATCCAGAGGCAAAGTTGATATGGTTGTGAGCCTAATCAATGCAGTTTATTTGCTCCAACAAGATTGTTTTTTGAATCAGATGGATTTCCTCATTCAAACATTCTAGGAAAGGAGAGAGCAAATGGGATTGTTTGATTTTAGACAGAAAAGAGATGACACTCCTCCAGAAGTCACACAGGAACAGCCAATTGTGGATGATGTTCTTTTACAGGCTCTTTTAAACAATGAAGTCATTACAAGAGATAAAGTCATGACATTGCCAGCGGTCAATGGAGCTGTTGATTTTATTTCAAATTGTGTGGCTTGTATGCCTGTCAAACTATACAAGGAAAAAGATGGAAAAGTTGAGGAGCGAAAAGATGACACAAGAGTTCAGCTCCTTAATGGTGACACAGGTGATACTCTTGATGCTTTCCAGATGAAAAAAGCAATGGTCACTGACTACCTACTCGGTAAAGGTGGCTATGCATATATAAGGCGCAACAGAAATGATGTGACAGGCCTTTTCTATGTAGAGGATAGATACATCACTATCATGAAAGTTTATGAGCCAATTTTCAAGGAATATGAAATCTTTGTTGGTGGCTTTGAAAAGGGCAATGAGAAACAATATGGCACCTATAAGCCATGGGCTTTCATCAAGCTCTTGAGAAACACCAAAGATGGAGCCTCTGGTGAGGGCTACACTGTTGAGGTTTCAAAGGCTCTTGAAACAGCTTATCAGACTTTGCTCTATCAACTTGGAATGGTTTCCTCAGGAGGAAACAAAAGAGGATTTTTGAAATCTCAGCACAAGTTGGGCAAGGATGAGATTGAGGCTCTCAAAAAAGCTTGGCGCAACCTTTATGCAAACAACACTGAAAATGTTGTTGTGCTTAATAATGGTGTGGAATTTCAGGAGGCAAGCAACTCTGCTGTTGAGACTCAATTGAATCAATCAAAGAAAACCTTGCAGGATGAAATCAATGCACTGTTTCACATTTATCCAAATGATTTTGAGCGCACATTTAAAGAGGCAATCTATCCTGTAATTAAAGCCTTTGAGACTGCACTTAATAGAGACTTACTTCTTGAAAGAGAAAAGAAAAATCATTTCTTTGAATTTGATGTTAAAGAAATTGTAAGAGTATCAATCAAGGAAAGATATGAGGCATACAAGCTGGCAAAAGAGACAGGATTCATGACTCTCAATGAAATCCGCAAAGAGGAAAACATGGAATACATTGAGGGCTTGGATGTGGTCAATGTTGGTCTTGGTGCTGTGCTCTATGATGTGAATAAACATGTTTACTACACACCAAACACAGACACAGTTGGTGATATTGGAGATGGCTCTGAACAGACTCCAGAGGAAACTCAGGAAGAGAAAGAGGCAGAGCTCAAAAAGACAGAGGACATGCTAATTGGTCATGAGCTTGCCAAAGAGTTTGATGAGAGTGGAAATTCTGCTGATGCGTAAGGAGGATTGAGATGGTTACACAGAGAGGTATTTCAAAGACAAACAATGATTATGAGTTTGACTTTATGGGTCTTAGTACAGACACAAAGCCTTTGATTGCTGATTGTCCAGAAATGAAAAATGGCTCCTCATTTTTTGAGATGGACACAAAGACTATCTATTTTTATGATGCTGAAAATGATGCATGGGTTTAAGGAGGTGCCATCATGGGATTAGATGCAAAGAAAGTGCTGGCTATCTGTCAGCAATATACAGATGATTCTGTTGAGGGTGCAGGTGCTATCAAAGGAAAGCCTTGTCAGATTCAGTCAATTACAGAAATCACAGGTGGTCACAGAGTCACATTTGTCTGGGAAAAAAATGATGGCACTGAGCAATCTCAAACTCTTGACATTATGGATGGAGAAAGAGGAGAGCAGGGCATTCAGGGTGAAACAGGTGCCACAGGAGCCACAGGTGCTCAGGGTATTCAGGGCATTCAGGGAATCCAAGGAGCAAAAGGTGACAAGGGTGATAAAGGTGATCAAGGCATTCAGGGTGTTCAGGGCATTCAGGGTGCCAAGGGTGATGATGGTTACCCATTCTTAATTTATAAGCAATATGATGACATCTCAGAATTTACTGAGAGTGATTTTCCTGAGATTGGATTGATGTTCATGGTCATGCAGGAGGATTTTGACCCAGATGACCCAACCACATCAATTGGCTACCCTATTTATAGATACACAGGAGTAGGCAATCCACCTTATTCTTTAGTTGTGCATCTGGCATCACAGGGAATCAAGGGAGACAAAGGTGATAAAGGTGACCAAGGTGTTCAAGGCATTCAAGGTGAAAAGGGTGACAAAGGAGACAAAGGTGACCAAGGCATTCAGGGTGTTCAAGGTGTTGCTGGAGCAGATGGTGTTGATGGCACCTATATTACACAAATTGTAAAAACAGCCACACAGGGGCTTGTGGACACTTACACAATCACCTTGTCTGATGACAGCACATTTACATTTAATGTGGTCAATGGAGCTGATGGTTCAAATGGTGTTGATGGAGTTACTCCTCTTGCAAGTGTAAGTGAATCTGATGGAGTGATTACTATTTCAATTACAGATGCAAATGGCACTACTCAAGAAAGCATTGATACAACTGATTTTGCACAAAAATCTGATGTACCTGTGGAAAAAGATATTAGTTATACATATGTTAGCGCAACAGATCTTGCAGAAGTTATCAAGGAGATTCTTGATAATCAATTACCACCAGCGACAACAGAAACAGGCACATATTTTGGTCAGATATATTCCACACACTCAGGTGGTGGAGATATGGGCGCTTGGAAAGGCTTTTTTGGTGCTGATATTATTAAAAATCAACCTTATAGATGCCAAGGCTTTATAATTTGCCAAGGCAGACAGTTCAATTGCTATGTGTCAGTTTTAGCAGATGGCTGGCTTGTTGAGGAGGTACAGTTTAAGAGTAGTACACCCCAAATAGTAAGCTATGATATTGATACAATAGGTGATGCAAATGGTAATGTACCAGCTGGTTATATTACTGACCGCGGTATTCCTATTAACTTTAAACCAGACCCAACAGTTAATTTTCCTTGTATTCCTTTTGTAGACCAAGCTGGTCATATATATATAAGACCTCTTAATACAACATGGGGGGCTAATGATTATGGAACACAAGCAAATATACCACTTAAAGGCACTTTATATTGTATTAAGTAAAATATAATTATCATTCATTGAAAAATTGGTATGTATAAGCAAGGCAATCATCCGATTGCCTTTTTTAATGCAAAAAATTAGGAGGTGAAAAATGGAAATCAGAGTCAGAGGTGACTGTGTTGAGATAGAGGGCTATGTCAATGCGGTTGAAAGAAAATCCAAGCCTTTGATGTCCAGAATGGGGCGGTTTATTGAGCGCATCTGCAAAGGTGCATTCAACAGAGCCTTGAACAGAGGCAAAAATGTCAATTTGCTCCTGAATCATGATGATTCAAAGGTTTATGCCAACACAAGAGATGGCTCACTCAAGCTTAATGAGGACAACATTGGTCTGCATGCCAGAGCTGTTGTCCATGATGCAGAGTTTGCAGACAAAGCCAGAGCAGGAGAGTTTGTTGGCTGGTCATTTGGCTTTAATGATGTCAAGGATGGAGTGGAGTGCAAGAGGGATGAGGATGGATTCCCTTTAAGAGATGTCCATGATTTGGATTTGGAAGAGGTTTCTATTTTGGACAGGTCAAAGACACCTGCCTATGATGGAACACTTGTGGCTGTTCGCTCAGAAGAGGAGCAGATTTTCTTTGGCGAGAATTTCTGTGATGAGATTCAGATCAGAGAGCTACCTGAGGAGGAGCCATCACAAGAGGAGTCAGTGCCTAAACAACAGGAAACTGTTGAGAAAAATATTAACTATGACAAATGGGATGCAATGATTGCAGACATGAAAAACTAAGGAGGAAAAGCCATGTCAAAGTTTTTAGAGGAAAAGAAAAATGATCTACTCACAAGAGCTGAAAAGGTTCTTAATCAGGCTAAGGCTGAGCAGAGAGAGCTCACAGAAGATGAGGCAATGGAGCTTGCTGAAATCCGTGATGACATCCGCAAGATTAAGGAGACACTTGGTCTTGAGGATGATTTAAGAGCTGAGATGGATGCTGAGAAAAAGCCAGATGCAGAGCCAAAGGCTGAGCCAGCTCCAGAGGATGAGAGAGCTTGCAAGGATGCTCAGAAGAGAGCAATCGAGGAGCAGGAATACAGAGCATTTGAGGCATACATCAGAAACACTCTTGCAAACACAAGAGCTGATGATCCTGTAAATCTTACAATCGAGGACAATGGAGCTGTTGTGCCACAGACAATTGCTGATAAGATTATCCGCAAGGTTTATGACATCTGTCCTGTTCTTGAGAAGTCAAGCAAGTACAACATCAAGGGAACACTCACAATCCCATATTATGATGAGTCTGAGACAGCAATCAATGTTGCTTATCAGGAGGAGTTTGTGCAGGTAACAAGCTCAGTTGGTCAGTTTGTAAGCAATGTTACATTAACAGGCTACCTTGCAGGTGCTCTTGCAAAGGTTTCTCGCTCACTCATTCACAATTCACAGTTCAACATTGTTGACCATGTAATTGATATTATGGCTGAGCACATTTCAAGATTCATTGAGCATGAGCTCCTTGTTGGAACAACAGACAAGGTTGATGGTCTTTCAAAGCTTACAAATGTTGTCACAGCATCTTCTCAGACAGCTATCACAGCAGATGAGGTCATCAAGCTCCATGATGCTGTTAAGGATAGATTCCAGAGCAATGCTATTTGGATTATGTCTCCAGCTACAAGAACAGCCCTCAGACTCCTCAAGGATTCTATGGGTCGTTACATGTTACAGGATGACATCTCTCTTCCATTTGGAACATCTCTCCTTGGTAAGCCTGTTTATGTTTCAGACAATATGCCTGAAATTGGAGCTGGCAACAGCGCAATTTATTATGGAGATATGAGAGGACTTGCAACAAAGTTCTCTGAGAACATCAATATTCAGGTACTCCGTGAGAGATATGCTGATGAGCATGCTGATGGTGTCATTGCTTGGTTTGAGTTTGACTCAAAGGTTGAGGATAACCAGAAGATCGCTGTTCTCAAGATGGCAAGCAACTAGTTAAGAGAGGTGATGAGAGATGATGTATAAAGCATTAATCTCTTTCACAGGTCTTGTCTCTATGGCAAAGGGGGATGTCAGAGAAATCTCTGACATCTCTCTTGCTAATGATTTATTAAAGGCAGGATATATTGAGGAGGTCTCAGCGGATAAGGCAGAGCCAGAGGAGAAACCAAAGGCAAAGGCTGAAACTAAAAAGACCACTACAAAAGTGACAGAGAAAAAGACAAAATCTCCAAAAGGAAAGGAGAATGCAAAATGAAAGTCAAGGCATTAATTCCATTCACCTTGCGAGATAGCGAAACAGGAGCACTCACATCAATTGCTTGCGGTGCAATTGCAGAGGTTTCAAGTGAGCTTGGAGCAGGGCTGATTTCAGATGGATTGGCAGAGGAATACACACAGGTTGTTCCAACAGGCACAATGACAATCACTGCTAATGGCACATACAATGTCAGCGAGTATGCATCAGCAACAGTCAATGTTGGCACACTCACAGTCACATATGATGCCAATGGTGGAACAGGTTCAGTTGATGCTCAGACAGTTATTGCTGGCAATTCTATCGCTTTATCTGATGGCACAGGTCTCACACCTGACACAGGCAAGGTATTTGCTGGATGGGCTACAACATCAACCGCTACTGAGGCAGATGTCACAAGTCCTTATACTCCAACAGAGAATGTCACACTTTATGCTGTTTGGGCTGATGAGTAAGACAGAAATGTTGTTTAGGCAAAATCCTCATAAAAGGGGGATAACAATATGAATAATATAACAGCAATAAGTCAAATCACAGCTCAGGATTTGGTGGACTATATCAGAATCACTGAGCCAACACAAGATGATTTGAACACTCTCAATACACTCTTAACAGTTGCAAAAGTTTATGTGGCTGAGTACACAGGCAGAACCATTCAGGAGTTAGATGATTACAAGGACATCATCATTGTGATTTTGATTTTATGTCAGGACATGTATGACAACAGGACTCTCTATGTTGATACTAACAATGTCAACAG